AGACCGCAACATACTATCGAGCGCTGGGACCTTGAAAAAGGGAAAGTAATCGGTGTAGTACAACGCGACGCGCAGGACTTTTCAGAGATATACCTCGAAATTGAAAAGCTAGTGTATATCACTGATGACAGTATCACCGATGTACCAGAAGGTATCGGACTGTTCCGCCACATTGTAGAAACGGTTGATAAGCTAAAACGCTATGAGCAGTTAGAAGCGTTCGGCTTTGAAACAGACCTACGCGGTATCCCGGTAGTTAAGGCACCGTTAGAAGATTTAGCGGAATTAGTACGACGCGGTGAGATAACGAAGGCAGAACGCGACGAGATTCTATGCCCACTGAAAAGCTTCGTCTCGAACCATATCAAGAGTGCTAAGTTAGGCATGATGATAGATTCTAGCGCCTACAGAGCCAAGGACACGGCGGAAGCAGTCTCAGGCAAGGACAAGTGGGGCGTAGAGCTTTTAAACGGTTCTAGCTCTTCTCAGGAAGCGATAGCGGTAGCGATTAACAGACTTAACCATGAAATTGCGCGATTGCTCGGTGTTGAAGCGTTGTTACTGGGTGCCGACGGCCGTGGGTCAGAAGCGTTATCACGCGATAAATCGCAGAACTTCTTTTTAATTGTTGACTCTACGTTAATGGAGTTGGCGGAATCGTACAGGAAGTCTATAGTTACAGTATTGGGCGAACATAATGGCTTGGACTTACAGAAGAAGCCTAGCTTTAAACCGGAAGCGATTAAATTTAAAGATGTTGAAGAAATTACAACAGCTCTTAAAGACCTTGCAAGTGCAGGCGCTCCGATTATGGGCGATGACCCTATCATTAACGAGATACGCGATTTACTTGGCACCTCACGTATAGACTTGGTACAGGTTCTTGACGACTTGGCGTTAACGGGCAAAGAGCCCCCGACACCAGATGACATAGAAGCCGAAGTCGATAAACTATTAGGAGGTAAATAATGGCTTTAGTTGTAGGGACAAATAGTTACGCGCCCCGAGCGGATGCAGACACGTACTTTGCGGACTCTATCCGTGCAGCGACGTGGATTGCCTTTAGCGAACCTCTGCGCGATTCGGGAATGGTGGAAGCCACCCGAGTTCTAGAGCGTATGCGTTGGCGTGGAGAGAAGGAAGTTAGCACCCAAACGTTAGCGTTTCCGCGTACAGGTCTAACAGGTCTTGAGGGTGAATCAGTTACGCCCGCACAGTCGCTATTAGACGTAAGCGAGGCACAATTCGAGTACGCGCTTACACTGTTATTGGACGCGTCAGTACTGGAAAGCGACGACGCCACAGGCTCTAATATTAAGAGCATGAAAGCAGGCTCCGCATCAATGGAGTTCTTCCGTGTTACGCAGGGTACAAGATTCCCGGTCATCGTTATGGATATCATCGGGCATTACCTACTAGGCAGTGACGCAGCACTCGGGTTAACGCCGTGTGTCAGTGGGACAGATGTAGAAAGTGGCTTCACGGACAAGGACGCCTTCGGATATAGGAAACCTCTATAATGTCGCAGTTACCTAACATATTTAAGGCGAATATCGCCCAGCTACTAAACAAAAACATGGGGCAATTGGTATTCCCTCTCACCCTTAAAAAGCAATCTACGAGCCGCGACCCTAGTGACTCTACGAAGCAAATAACAGTCGTTACAGAACACCCCGGGAGGGGCTTCGTGGACGACAACGCGCTTCGATACCGTAGTGGGACCACGACGCAGTATAGTGCTAAAAGTATCGGTATTTTAGGCGCGAGTTTACCTGATGGTATCTGCCCAGAACCGGGGGACCTTATCTTCATTGAAAACGAGGACCATACAATCGCAGAAAAAGGCGTAGTGCGGGACCCGGCGGGGGCGTTGTTCGAATGTGTAGTAGAGTAGAGAAGCAGGACGACATAGACCCGCTATCGCGTATAGACGGGTTAGTAAGTGAATTCGAGAAGGACTTTGCCGCCGCGTTCTTAGTACTCATGGGCTCAATTAAAAGTGAGCTGATATTAACCGAGATAGCAGACCTAATCGAACAGGGCCTTTTAACCGAAGCCCTCGAAAAGGTGGAACAGTCCATAGCTAAGTTCTCTAACGTGGTGGTATCAGCTATCGCCGCGTCAGGGGAGAGTACAGCAGAGTTCCTACAGTCGGCGCTCAAGGTGATAGTAAGCTTTGACCAGACAAACGAACATGCTGTAAGCGCAATGCGTGATACTAAGTTAAGAATCATGCAGGGCCTTGGTGAATCGCAGATGCAAACAATACGGGAGACATTAATCGAGGGCATCGCTAACGGTGATAACCCTTTAGAACAAGCGCGACGGTTCCGAGATGCTATCGGGCTAACGCCTAACCAGAATAAAGCGGTTGCGTCGTACCGTAGAGCCCTTGAGAGTAATAGCGCGGCAGCGTTAAATAGAGCACTACGTGATGCAAGGTTTGACCGTTCAGTTGAAAATGCGATATCCTCGGGTGAGCCACTATCAGCGAAGCAGATTGATAAGATGGTCAATCGCTACATTGAACGCAGTGTAAGGCATCGAGCGGAAGTGATAGCACGAACCGAAGCCCTAGCCGCAGCGCATAAGGGTAATAACCTTATGTACGACCAAGCGGTAGCAACGGGCATCCTCGAAAGAGAAAGGCTATTGCGAACTTGGAACCGTGCGAAAGATAACCGCGTCCGTGACACACATGACGGTATGCAAGGGCAGCAACGGGGACACGGTGAAGCGTTCACCTCTGATGCAGGCATATCGCTCATGTACCCGGGGGACGAAACAGCACCGGGCAACGAAACGATACAATGCCGTTGCCTCGTAACCACACGACTTTTACCAATAGGCCAAGTAGCCGGAGTAACTATAATATGAGTGATAAGAAATACACGTCAGAAGGCAGTGTCTTCAAGCAAGACGCGAATCAGCAGATAATTGGTGGTTGGTTCAGCGTGTTCAAGATAGACGGCGAGACTGTGATGGATAGCGACAATGAAGCCGTTGACATCGCTAGTTACCGCAAGGTGTACGTTGACTTCTCGAAAGAGTACCGCAGCGCGAACTTTGACCACGCGGGCGAGTCAGTGGGCACCCTCATTGATAATATCTTGATTGACACCGAAGAATTCGCTAAAATGCTAGTTCATGAAATAACAGGTATTCCGATGGATGACATCCCGGTACAAAAGCTGGGTCACTTCGGAAGTTTTCAAATCCCCAACGCAGACGATTACGAAGATGCGATTAAGAACAAGTTGATGTTCAGCATTGAAGGTAGTTGCACCCGAGAGGTTATAGAGTAATGGCACCAAAGAAAAACGTAAAGAAACTGACGCCCCATGACGACGGTAAGCCGCGTACTATGGTGATGACTAAGCTAACTGCGGTTGCCCTCACAGCCCGTGGCGCTAACCCTCATGCGGACGTTACCTTTTTTAAGTCCCACAAAGATGATACTATTCAACCAGTGGATAAGAGCGGCGACCTTGTTGACTTGCTAACTAGTTCAAATGAAGGGCATCAACACGGTATTCGTGTGCGCTTTTACGAAGATGGTCTATACTTAGATGTGGGCTATGCCAGCGGCAATGCTTCGGACTCGTCGCACTACCATTCCGTCGTTATTGACGCAGCGGGTAACTTCGTTGTAAGCGAGAATGACGGGCACACCCATGACATATCCGCAGTGGAAGTACAGAGCTTCCTTTTAGGTTCACTAAACAAAACCTTTGATTATCTAGAAAATCATGGTAATGTTAGCGACCTAGAAGACAGTTTAAGTAAGACCACTGTATTTAAAACACTTGGAGAAGACCGAATGACTTTAGAAGAGCAACTAGCGAAAGCTAAAAAAGATTTAGGCATCGCGAAGACGGCACTAAAAGCGGCCGTCAAACTAGGTGGTCTAACGGACACCGAAAAATCGCACCACGCGAAACTTGGCGAAGAAGGTCAGGAATCATTCTTAGGTAAGTCGCATACTGAACGTGCATTAGACATCGAAGAAGCTTTGAAAGCTGACCCGGTAATCTATACGGACGAGTCCGGCACCGAGTTCCGCAAGTCAGATGACCCACGTATGGTGAGCATGGCTAAACAGAACGACCAGCTAACTAAACGCTTAAACTCAGAAGTTGAAGCGGGCGCAGTAGCTAAACTCGCAAAACGTGCTGACGAAGAGCTAGGCAACTTAACAGGTAGTGTAGAAACACGTTCAGCTATCCTCAAGTCCGTTGATGCTATCGAAGATGAAGCGTTGCGTACCGAAGCTATGAAGACCCTTACGGCGTCAAACACAGCGGCCGGAAGCGCTTTTGTAGCCAAAGGCAAAGGTGGTCCGTCGTCAGTTAGCGCGGGTGGTTCAGCAGATGACCAGCTAGACGTATTGGCTAAAGAGCATTTAGCCGCGAACGCTGATTCGACGTTCGCTAAAAGTTATCAGGCGGTCCTAGCAACACCAGCGGGTGAAGCCCTTTACAACGAGAGCCTAAACGCTTAAGTTAAACCAGATTGGAGAGTAAACAATGGCATTAGTAAACGCAAAAGTAGCAATCTCGTTAGTAGCAGCAGCGGACCTATCAGCAAACCAGTTCCGCTTTGTTAACGTAGATGCTAACGGCCAAACAATTGCAATTACCGGAATCGGTGAACGCATGGTTGGCCTGCAAGAAGACAAGCCCGGTGAAGCGACAGCAGCAGCAGGCGAAGTATCTGAGGTATCTATCTCAGGTGTTGTAAAAGTAATCGCAGGCGCTACAGTAACAGCAGGCCAAGAAGTTAAAAGCGACGCGTCAGGTCGTGCAATCGACGCAACTGCCCGAGTGGCTACGCATTTTGTTGCAGGCACCGCATTAACGGGTGGCGCAGTGGGCGAGCTAATTTCAGTACTGATTAGCAAATATCAGCAAGCGGTATAACCCTAATTTAATTTAATAAGAGCTATAGGAGCTTTGATTTATGAATCCAACTAAAGGCGACGTCCATGTAAACCGCCCGCTGACCAACATCTCGGTAGCGTATTTACAAGACCAAACGAACTTTATTGCTGACCAAATCTTCCCGAACATTCCGGTAAGTAAACAGTCAGACCTTTACTTTATGTACGACCGCGGTTTCTTCAACCGTGATGAAATGGAAGAACGTGCGCCGGGTACAGAATCAGCGGGTGGTGATTACACTATCGAAACTGATACGCCGTACTTTGCGAAAGTGTACGCGTTCCATCACGACATCTCGGACCAACGCCGTGCGAACACCGATTCGGAATTAGCCCCGGATAGAGAAGCGACGGAACTTGTTACACGTAAGGGCTTAATCAAGCGTGAACGTCTATGGGTTTCTAAGTTCTTTAAAACAGGTGTATGGACTAACAACCGTAACGGTGTTTCTGCGGCCCCTACCCCGGGTACAGAAGTGTTACATTGGAGCGATGCGGCCAGTACGCCAATTGAAGATATTCGTACGTCGAAAACTACTGTGTTAGAAAGCACTGGTTTTGAGCCGAATACTTTGGTACTAGGTCAGAAAGTTGTTGATGCGCTAGCCGACCACCCAGACGTAGTAGACCGCGTTAAATACGGTCAAACTGCGGGCGGCCCTGCGATGATTGAATTGTCAGAACTTGTGGCACTATTCAAAATCCCACGCATCTTCGTGATGAAGTCTATCGTAAATACTGCGGCGGAAGGTGCTGCGAACGTGCATAGCTTCATCGGCGGCGACCACGCGTTACTAGTGTACTCTGCGCCAACTCCGGGTCTTATGACGCCGTCAGGTGGTTATACGTTCTCATGGACTGGCTTCTTAGGTGCTCAACCACAGGGACAACGTATTAAACGTTTCCGTATGGAACACTTATCGTCAGACCGTGTTGAAATTGATATGGCCTTCGACCAGAAGTTAATTTCTGCGGACCTTGGCTTCTTCTTCAACGGTATCGTTGCGTAAGAACAACCTGTAAAGGTTTAATGACTATAGGCCCTCTACGCGAAGTTTAGGGCCTTTATTTTTTCTAAGATAAGGTAAGAACATTATGGCACAACGCCCACAATTTGATAGCCGTCAAAAATTCGTAATAGCCCGTGAACTAAAATTCGCAGGCCGCCTATTCAAAGAAGGTCAAGAGTTCCCTTGGCGTAGAATTGGCTGTAGCGTACGTCGTCTTGGACAACTGTATAACGCACGTAAGCTGAACATGCTAGAAGCACAATCGCCAGTAACAGAAGAAAAGCTATTAGCGATGGAACCCGAAGTTAAGCCAGTAGTGGAAGAAGTTAAAAAAGAAGTAGTAGACGCGTCAAAAATTGATGCACCCGCAGCCGACGAAGTGGAAGCGTCCACAGAAGTTGCAGACAAGCCCAAAAAAGACAAAAAGCCGAAGCTGACTGACGAGCAGAAAGCGAAGAAGAACGCACGTCGTAAAGCAGCACGTAAAGCAGCTAAACTAGCAGAAGCCAAAGGGGAGTAATAGACTATGGGTAAACCTTATACGCATTTATTAAAGGGCCGACTACGCAGCACGAAGGTTATCGCCCTCGCTGCGGGCGCGGCTACGATGACATTGGATGTGGACCCATCATACCGCCATTCGTTCGCTGCGGTTGAATACTATAGCGACGCGGAAGGGACTACAGTAGTGTCGCCAACAGCGGGCACGGAAACGTACACGCTCATAACGCCACTGCTACCTAGTGCAGAACTAACTTTCACGGACAACGTGGTAAACTCCGCGGATGATTGCCTAGTCGATTGGTCAGCTAACATCAATACTGTCAAGGTGGTATTGGCCTCGGTGGATGTAGCAACACACGTCCGCTTACGATTCATAGGTAATATAAGCTAAGGAGGTCCCTACATGGGAACAATTGCTAGAGCATATAGTAAGGGCGGCGGAGCCGCTAGCCCGACAACAACTAAAGGCGACCTGATTGTTCGAGGGGCTTCGGCAGACGAGCGATTAGCAGTGGGCACCGATGGACAGGTCCCTACAGCAGACGCCGCGAGCCCGAGCGGTATTAAATGGGAGACTCCCGCAGCAGGCGGCGGCGCTCCAAGTGCGGCGTTTATCGAAGATGACACAAACGAATCACATGGCGCGGGCTTTCAAGTTATCTCATTTAATACTGAGGTGTACGACGATAACGACTTTGCTACCTTGGGGACTAATGATGATAGGCTGACTGTACCAACAGGTGTAACTCGCGTTAACATTAGTTGCTACCTTGAGATTTCAGCCGGGGTGGCAGCGGGTACGGGTAATCGACTGTCAATACGCCACAAGAACAGTGGAGGTACTGTTATAAGAGAGGTAGCGGGTCATTCAGCAGACCACTTCTATGACACCCCTCGTATATCTTGCGCGGGGATAGGCATACCTGTAACGGCGGGGGATTACTTCGAGATATTATCTATCTTCGAAGACTCAACAGTTACCCTAGCATATCGGTCATTTAGCATACAGGTGGTGTCGTAATATGGCTATCCATAGAATGAACGGCTTTGGTAACATCGCGAACGACAGCGCAGACCTAGTAGCTACAGGTTGGTTGTTCGCCACGGGTACTAGAGCCATCGCAGGGGGCCGCTTCGGCGGCAATGGCTACAAATTCAACGGTGAGGACCAAGTCCTTAGCACGGATGTAGGCAACTTCGTCGCTCAACGCCGCTGGGGCAACTCTTGGTGGGCGAACTGGGCGAACATAGGTGCTGATAGCAATATATGGCGTATGGCCCGGGACGCGTCCATTGGGGGCTCTATGCCGAGTGCTACAGATGGTCACGTCACAGTTAGGCTCAAGTCCGATGGGGCGTTAGAGTTGTACACCAATAGCTCCTTACGCCAAACAACCGCCACCGGGGTAATAACCACGGCCACGGACCACCATATCGAAGTACGGGTGTTTATTGATAACTCCGGGACAGCGGAAGTGTGGGTCGATGGTGTCTCTGTGCTATCCTTCTCAGGTGACACGGAACAATCGTTCGCTAGCCCTACAGGTATGTTCATAGGCGGCGGCTTGTCCACGGACTGCGTGATAGATGACTTGGTCACTGTCAATGGCATTGTTACAGCGTTAGGCTCGCACCAGATACACGAACTGTTACCAGATGGCGCAGGCGATAACGCAGATTGGACGGGCACTTTTGCAGACGTAGACGACCCACTAGGTTCACCAGATGGCGACACGACCGTTATCACTACGCAGACGTTAGGCGACAAGCAGGACCACAACTTCGGAGCCCTTCCAGTAAGCCCAACAATCAATACAATTCACGCGGTCGAGATAAAGGCCATTGCGCGTGTAACGGAAAACTTGCCCCGGGATGTAGTGCAATATACTATCTCAGGTGCAACAGAAACAGACGAGGCTACAAAGGCGCTAACGGACACATACGTAACGCAGGTAGACCAACTTCTCTTAGACCCTAATACTGCCGCAGCATGGACCGTAGCAGCAGTAAACGCGCTCAAGGTCGGCGTTAAAGTAACAACTTAATCAAGAGGTACACAACATGGGAGCATTAATAGAAAAGGCGTACGGGCCGAAACATTTAAAAAACAGGATTATTGTTAGTTCGTTCCGAGACTTACAGGGACTATTGGACAGTACTAAGATGTACTTCCTCGACGGCATCATAGATATGAAAGGAGTCTCGATAGAAATACCTGCGGGAGGGCTAACGCTATCGGGGTACTCTTTCGATAACTCTAAGCTTATTGATAACACCAGCGATTACGTGATGTTCACTTCTCCGGTGGGGGGCAGTGGGGACTTGTTGGGTATGGACTACGCAATCGAGGTCACGGGTGCTAACTCACAAGTCTATGACATCTTTTCAGTCACAGGCTTTGAGGCTTTCGAGTTCTCGCGAATCAACTATAACGACTGTACGTCACTAGGTAAGATTACAAACTACCGTCAGGGGCTAGAACTGGGTACGGGCCGCTTCGGGGGCTCACCTTCCTTAGAACTCGATGGGGTATGGGTCGGCGGTTATCGTATTACGACGTCTATTGTTCGTGGCCTCGATAACACTAAATCAGCACCCCTTTTTAAAGCAGGCCCAACCTTTTCAATGGCGTCACGTTTCTTAACAGATATAAACGCCGACTTAGGCACACTAGCGCCGTTGCTTGACTTCACCCCCGCTAACTTCCCTAACGCGTCTACGCTGCAATTAAATGGTTGTATCATAACGCGGAATACCGTTGTTGACCCGGGTGATACTACGATACTGCCAAACATAGATAACACAGCCTTGGCGAGTGTCTTTAGAGATAACATTGGCGTCAATAATACTTTTGAAGGTGGCGAGTTAAGGTCCACCGTAGAAGTAACGACAGTGATTAACACGATAGACGTTTATGAAGACTTGGCAGCAACATGGACAGCGTCTTCGCTACAGCATTTTGATAGCCCCGCTAACGGTCACATACGCCACATTGGCGACTCACCAAGGGACTATAGCGTCGCGGTAGATTTATCAGTATCGGGTACAGCCGCAGAAGTAGTAGAGGTTAGGATTACAAAATGGGACGATTCCGCGTCATCGTTTGTGCCTGTCAGTACACAGCAAAGACAGATGAACGCACTGCTACCTATTGGTGGTGGCCGTGACGTGGCGTTCTTCAATCTCAGTGCTAACACTACGTTGGATACTAACGACTTTGTAAAAATCGAAGTACGGAACAAGACGTCAACTAATGACGTACTAGCCGAACTGGATTCGCTAGTAGCAGTGGAGACTAGATAATATGCCGAAGGATGATGCGGAACATGTTACCACGCAGCTAACGGCCTTTACAGAGGACGTGATGCAGCAGATAACCCTAGAGGTTACAGCCCAACTTGGAGAGGATACTCCCGTTGATACAGGTTGGGCGCAAGCGAACTGGGTCCCTAATATTGGTTCCTCTCACACGGGAACTGTAGGGACAAAAGAGAGCGTAACAGCTACGGCGCAAGAGGAGGGAATCGCTAAGGTGTTGGCGACTTACAAGTTACCTGCTATAGTTTTCGTATCGAACAATGTTTCGTACATCGAGAGACTAAATGCGGGTCACTCAGACCAAGCGCCTGTAGGCTTCGTACAGATTGGAATATTAAAGGGGATACAAGCGGTAGAAAAAAGGGTATGATAACCGAAAGGCAGGTACATTATGGCAACAATTAACGAAGCCCGAAAGCTGATGTATGATAAATTCATCGCTGGATGGGGTGCTACGACATTGATTGACACCGACAACGGCGAGTTTGTAGAGCCCGAGTCGGACCCTTGGGTACGCTTAACAGCCCGGGGACAAGAAGGCGGGCAATCGTCTCTTGGTAAGAAAACAAACAGACGATATGAGCGACAAGGCATATTTTTTGTGCAAGTGTTCACACCCGTTAATACGGGTACGTCAGAATCAGATACCTTAGCGCAATTGGCTATGGATATTCTAGAAGGCGAGAGGTTGTCTAGCCAAGTTTGGACAGGCAACTCAGTTAACCGCGAAGTCGGGGCTAAAGGTAAGTGGTACGCCACGAACGTTGAAACCGAATTCACTTATGAAGAAATTAAATAGGAGCCCGACACATGGGTAGAGTACTCACGAACAACACGTCACTAGCTGTGGCGATTGAACAAACTTTAGGTATCCTCCCGGTTACGCCAGTATGGGACCTATTAGAACCTAACTCGATTGGTGCCTTCGGTGCGACGATTACCACGGTGGCCCGTAGCCCTATTTCACGTAACCGACAACGCCGTAAAGGTACGATTACCGATTTAGACAGCGCAGTAGATTTTGACGCAGATTTAATCGTGTCGCATTTTGACGCCTTCGCAGAAGGTTTCGTTTTCGCGAACTTCTTAGGTGAAGTAGACCGTACGCCGTCAGCAGTAACCGCGACAGAGTACACGGTAGACTCGGGAACGACACTGCCAGTAGGTACGTTGGTCCGTGGTGTGGACTTCGGTGTACCGGGTAACAATGGCCTACATGTTGTGAATGGTGTGCCAACGCCTACAGCAATTACCGCAGCAGGTCTAGCGACCGAAGCGACACCCCCTGCGACCGCTCGCGTTGAAGTGGTAGGCGTTGAAGGTGCAACGAGTGATATCACTATCACCAATGCCGCCGGAGTAATCACGCTAGGCAGTACAGCGCTAGACTTTACGACGTTACCTATGCAAGTAGGTGAGTTCATCTTCCTTGGTGGTACGGCGTTAATTAACCGCTTCTTTGCGTCACCAAGTTTGGATAACTCCGGTTATGCACGTATCGTTTCTATCGCAGCTAACGCGGTTGTCCTCGATAAGGCGACAGAGACATTTGTTACCGATTCGGGTACAGGTAAAGAAATTCAAATCTTCTTTGGACGCTTCCTTAAGAACGTACCAACGGATGACGCGAACTTCTTAGAGCGTTCGTATCAGTTCGAGTTAGAATACCCGGGTCTAGCGACTAATGGTGTCGATTCGAAGTATGGCTACGCTAAAGGTAACTTCTGTAATACGATGGCCGTAACGGTTCCGTTAGCAGATAAAGCGACTGTGGCCTTTGCCTTCATCGGTACAGACACACTACCGCCAACAGAAACCCGTGCGAACGAAGCAGAAAACGCAATCGACCCATCACGTACAAGCGCGTATAACACCACTACTGACTGTGCGCGTTTGCGTATCACTCAAGCGGATGAAACGGGCCTAACGACGGACTTTAAATCGCTAACGGTTACGCTGAACAATAACGTGTCACCAGAAAAAGTGCTTTGTAACCTCGGTGCGAAGTTCATGAACTACGGTAACTTTGAAGTTAACATCGAAGCACAGCTAGTGTTCACGGATAGTGCAGTAGTTGACGCCGTTCGTAATAACGAAACAGTAGCAATGGACTTCGCTGTTAAGAACGATGACGGTGCTATCATGTTCGACATCCCCGCAATGACGCTAGGCGGTGGTGATACAGAGCTCCCAGTGAATGAGTCAGTGTTGATTAATGTGACGTCTGAGGCGTTCCAAGACCCAACGACAGGCAACTCCATTGGTATCTCGGTATTCCCATTTGTTCCGGTGCTGTAGTATGAGCATTGAACTTTGGCCCGGTGCCTAAATAACCCCACGATTCGGCCGCTTCTTGCGGTCGTTTTGTATCTGCCTCAAAATAATATTTGCATTAATTCAAAACTCGTCTATCCTTAATTTAAGTCAAGAGGACTTACCCCCTATAATTATTGGAGAATAACAAATGGCTAACTTTTCCCATCTAGCAAAATTAGAAGTATCTGGCAACAAAACGGTAGACTTCGCCATCTTTCAGATTGAAGGTGCGCCCATTCTACATATCGTAGCCGCGTCGGAAAGTAACCGCGCTTACTTCAATGAGCTTCTACGTAAAGGCGGTAAACGTCAGGCGAAGAAAAAAGTTAACGCGGACACGGTTAAAAGCAATCGTGAAGAAGACCGCGTACTATACGCAAAGCATATCGTTAAAGGCTGGACAGGCATTAAAGATGATGCAGGCACAGTAGTTGAATTCACCGAAGGCGAGTGCCTTGGCTTCCTATCAAGCCTACCCGATTGGATATTCGACGAACTCCGTGCATTTGCCTCGGACCTACAGAACTTTATTGAAGCACCTATCGACGTAGAGGAAAAAGCAAAAAACTAAGCGAGCGTCTACTATGGGACTTGCGTTACGCACGGGACGGCTTTTCTATCGAGTCGTCGATACGCAAGAATAGACAGCTCCCCCAGTGGTACTTGGACGAACCGGAAATAGAATCACAGGATGTATTCTACATAAAAGCCTTTTACGATTTAAACACATGCCGAGCGGGTGGAATGGGCCTTTGCCCTATCCCTTGGCGTGACATTGTCCACTATGCAGAGTTTTATGAGTTAGACTGTGATATAGTGGAGGCGTTTATAGATATTATCCGTGAGATGGACGGGGCTTATATGGAATGGCAGAACGCAGAAGCCGAACGTAAGAAGCCTAAACCCAAGCCACCACCACCAAGATAGAGGGCAAGTACATTATGGCAGATTTTCGAATACGCGTCATAGTGGACCCGTCGCAAGCAACAGCAGGCACCGACAAAGTAAAACGGGGCCTGACAGATGTAGAAAGAAGCGCGAACAGATTGAGAGATACAATTGCTCGCGCTTTTAGCTTTGCGGCTGTTTCATTTGGCATACAACAAATACTCAAACTAGCAGATGCCTACGTGACCCTAACAAACAGGGTCAAGGTAGCGACTAGCGGTGCCGCCTTCTCAGGGCAGGTATTGGACAGGGTATTTAAGATTGCAAATAACGCTAGGGCACCCGTTGCACAATTAGCGTTCTTATACCAACGTATATCCGTGGCCTCCGATGAACTCGGCGCGTCACAAGAAGATGTACTCAAATTCGTAAACGCAACAGGTCAGGCACTAGCGGCCCAAGGTGGTACAACTGCGGAGGCGGCAGGTTCGCTCATTCAGTTATCACAGGCCCTAGGTAATGCCAACATTCAAGCGCAGGAATTTAACTCGCTTGTTGATGGTGCGTTCCCCTTAGTTCAAGCAGCAGCCCGAGGAATTGACGAGGCGGGTAACTCTGTGTCGCGTTTACGTGGGTTAATCATTAAAGGCCGAATTACTAACGAACAATTCTTCAAAGGTATTCTAAGCCAAGCCGATTCATTGGAAGCCGCGTTCGCTCGGACTACTCCAACAATCGCACAGGGCTTCGTGGTCCTGACTAATGCAATGACGCAGTTTATCGGTGAAGCGGATAGCGGAATCGGTTTGACCAGTTTAATTGCAAGCTCGCTACTATCGCTAGCGTTTAACTTGGATACAGCGGCGCAAGCAGCACAAGCGTTGACTATCTTCCTCGGCGTAGGCGGCTTGGTTAAAGCTCTAGCCCTCGCTAAAGCAGGCGTAATCGCGCTGACAGTAGCAATTGCAGCGAACCCTATAGGTTTCCTACTTGTTACGGCAACTGCGGCCATATCGACGCTGATAGCCTTTAAGGACGAGATTAAGTTTACAGCGGAAGGCGTTTCGACGTTTGCTGACGTAATCACCGTGCTTATGTCTAGGGCCCGCATAGAGATTGAGAACTTTAAAGCGGCGTTCTTGAATATTGGTAACTTCATTGGCGACCAGTTTGCACCAGTTATCAACCTCCTTACACCCGTGTTTAACGAGATAGTAGGTTTCTTCGACGACATCGAGTTTTCGTTTGCAGGCATCATCATCGCGGCGGCACGTACGATTGATAAAATCATCGGGATATTCCATGGTGGCATCAAGGTTATCGCGTCGTTGTTCGAAACACTCCCGGGCATCATGAAGGAAGTGGGTATCAATATGGCTAACGCCTTATCCGAAACCATTGGCGGCCTTGTTAATGACCTAATCACGAAACTAAACTCTATTGGTGACTTCGTAGGCTTGGACCCTATCGACCTAATCAACGCACCGCAGTTAGAATCGGTGACAGGTGCGACGTTCCTTGATGTTGGTAAGGCAGCTCAAGAAGCGTTTATGAAAGGCTTTAACCGAACTCAACTCGAAGACCTAGTCCGCGGCTTAGTGGATGAAGTAGAACGAGTGGGTAAACTGCGTATCGCTAACCAGCCTGCACCCGAAGCGGATGTACCATTACCGGGTGCGAAGGTTAAACCTCTAACTATCGACCCAGCGGTTCAAGGCGAGATTGACAGCCTTGAGAAGCGGACGGAAGCACTAACGCTAAATATCCGTCAGCGCGAGATACAGCTAGCAGTACTAGCGCTAGAGTCAAAACTGCGCCGGGGGCTAAACGAACTAGAAGACAAAGCCTTAAGACACGCATTACAACTGAATCAGGCAATGCAAGACCGTGTGGATGTTGTCGATGGGTTACGGGGGCCTTTGCAAGAATTAGCTGTTAGGCAGAAGACGTTAAACGAGTTGTACGACGTAGGTGTGCTATCTGCGTCAGAGTTTAAAAACGAAATGATTGCATTACGCCTAGAACAGGCTAACCTTAATATAGAGATGGGTAACGCCTCGTTTGTTGACGGTTTCCTTATTGGCATAGAAAGTATGCTAGATGCGGTTAGGAACTTCCAAGCAGAAGCAGGCCAAGTATTCGGGGAGTTCTTTACCAGTACTTCGGAAGGCTTCGCAACGGCAGCAGCAGACGCGATTATATTTGGTGATAGCTTCCAAGACGCCATTGGTGATGTAGCACGAAAAGCGCTACGTGATTTACTGGCAGGACTTATCCAACTAGGCATACAGTATGTGCTTAACGCGGCTCTAGCGAACACCCTTGGCGCGGCATCCGTTGCATCGTCAGTAGGTCAAGCGACAGCAGTTGCGTCGGCATGGGCAACACCAGCGGCGTTAGCGTCATTGGCTACGCTCGGTACTAATGCGACAGCGGCGAGTACAGGTATTATCGCTACGGTCGGTTTGGCAGAAGGTCTAGCAGTTGCAGGCTTCGCTAATGGTGGTGATGTTCGCGGCCCGGGTGGTCCACGTTCGGATTCTATCCCAGCGATGTTGTCTAACGGCGAGTTCGTAGTTAACGCTAAATCAGCGGCGCGTTTCCGTCCGTTGCTACAGCAGATTAATAACCCGTCAGCGTTCCAAAATGGCGGACAAGTTGGTAGTGCTGCGGTAGGTACAGGGCAAGCAGCGCCACAAAGTAACACGCCAGATAGCGGCGGTATTCGCATCGTGAACGTAGTAGACCCAGCGATGGTAGAAGACTTCTTAACTAGCTCGGACGGTGAGCGCGTTTTAGTCAACACTATCGAGCGTAACGCAAGTTCACTTAATCAGATATTGAGGAATAACTAAACATGGCTTTTGAAACTGGAACAGCAACGGGACCCGCGAATTTATTTTCGCTGTTCCGCACATTCATTACGTCACATGCTGACCTGTTAGACCCAGCGGGGGACTTGTCCGTCCCGTCATGGGCTTGGTCAGAGCTAAAGCATACCGTGGATGGTGACGACGAAGAAATATACTTACGCGGTCCGGGGAATAACCTAGACCAAAACATCTACGTTAACACGGCCTTCGGGCCGGACGCTGCGGCGGGTTCTGATGCGTGGTCGTGGGATACTCGCGGGGCTACAGAGTTCAACACTAACGACACTTTGGTGGCACAGCCCGGGGTGGACCTTAATAGTAAGGTGATGCCATTGAGCGACCAAGCGGTACAATATTGGTTCTTTGCCAATGGTCGCCGCTACATCATCGTTGCGCAGGTCACAGTATCGGTTTACTCGACTACTTACGCAGGGTTCATTAGCCCGTTTGAGCCTGTCAGTGCAGCGCTAGCGTATCCATACCCGCTGTATATCGGCGCGAACATGGGGCAGCTAGGGCTACGTTTCTCTAGTGAGTCTAACGCGCTACACCGTTCGTTTTGGAACCCTGCGTATAACACCGATACTACAGGCTCGGCGGCAGTGTTCTCCGCGGGGAACGTATGGAGAGGGATATCCAACTACGGCAACCTCGGGGTAAACGAAACGAACTTAGACATCCCGCCACTTGTCGGGGGTACAGAACCGTATAGTAACGCTAACGGTATTGGGGCCTTCCAAGTGGATAACATAGAACCTTTGCTCGGGGGTGACTACTTGCTAACAGATGTGGAAGTGTCCCACGGCGACGAAGATTGGCACGGGTATCGCGAGCGTTTCGGGGTCCTAGATGGCGTCGCACATATCTCGGGTATTTCACAGGCGGTACTAAATGAGGTTACAATTGGCGGAGACACGTATATAGTGTTTCAAGAAGCCTTTAGAACAGGCCAAGGTAACTACGTAGCAATTAAAAAGTAAGGGCATAACAATGGCACATGAAACAGGTAGCGCAACAGACCCAGTGGACTTACTAGATAAGCTCCGATTATTCTGCATTGCGCAGAGCATAACAGTTAATGAGTACCGCGCCGAAGGCACAGCCCCGGGGCAGTTATTATCCGTGTCGTTTAACGGTGGCTTCTTTAGCATCGGCTTCGTGGTTAACGCTACTACGGGGGTAGAAGGGTACAGACTAACACAGGCGTCGGCTTACGCTGCATCTACAGCGTGGGGCTCACAGGCGGACGAAACAGACGCCACAGGCCCGCAGGTAACTCCGTGTTACGGTGTGCTAAACGGTGGGGCGATTGGTACATATCACTTTTCGTACTTTGCAGGCGGCGTAGTGATGGTGTCGTTCATCGCTAACTCCGGCTCTTGGCGACATTTCTGCTTCGGCAGCCTTGAGAAGTATGGGACGTATACCGGGGGCGCTATTATCCTCGGGCACTTCATTGAATTTAACGCGGGCCTTGATGACCCCTACACAGGCGAAAATGTACCTTTTGGTATGATGCCTTCTACAGGGTTTTCGAATCAGTTTGGGGGTTATGTACGTGTTGACGATGGCGGTGTTCGGATGCTCAAGCTAGGTCTTGCGGGGTCGATTCCAGTGGCTACTAGAATGTCCAGCAACCAGCACATACAAGCCGCGGCGAATAACCGTATTAACGGGACGTCTCCCTCTACTCCGACGCAGGCAACGTCATTGCACCCTATTTCCTTTGCGGTCCCTATCGCCTCGGGGTCTACGAAGTTCTCGCCTATCGGGGTTCTACGCGATGTGCGGTTCTGTAACATTCAGTATTTGGATAATGAACAGGTGTTCGATACTGATTGGTTAGCGTTCAGCCAAGGCGTTAAAAATGACCCTGATGCTAGACCCGGTACAGAAAACACGGGCTACTTAGGCTTAACGGTTAAGGTGCTATAATGGTGGACATCTATGTAAGTACATCACTAGTTACGGAGGCCCCTGCTAACGGGGCTAACCCGGCTTTAGAAACGCGTGACCCTGCGCCGTCACAGATACCGTTTAGTGTCTTGGGCCTAGAGCAGCAAGGGCCGCTAGTTAACAACTTCCCTGTAGTTTGGACCCCTGTAGTTAGTGCCGCTGAAAGTGCGTTGGATTACCGCGACGACTTCTATAACCGCATCCGCTATCTACCAGAACGTCTAGACCTTGGCCCATTAGTGAGCGGCCAAACACGGGAGCTGTTAATTTGGAACCAACACCCCGACGCGAGAGTACTGGACGGGCTAACGCTGATTAATGGCGCGGGAATCGAGGTTA